CCACCAAGGAACGGTCCAAGCCCATCGATAATGTTTGGCAACGGCCCATTCAGCGCAAACGGTGCGAATTTCAGCCAACATTTGATGTTGTGTCCAGCTGTTAATTTTGCCCTCTTGATAGGCCGCACCCATGCCGTTGCCTCGCGTTTCCAACCAACGTTCAATGGCTAACATGGAACACAAACGCACCTCATCCTTAGACAATTGCACAATTGTGCTCATTTGATGGCCTCACGGCATTTCATGCAATAAAACAACAATGGGTCAACGGACATGTACCCGGCTCCATCCGCATTTTCAACGTTGCCGCATGTTGTGCATTGGTCTTTCGCCAATATGTAATCCTCTAGGTTGACCCAACCATCAGCTGTGTGAATCTGTAAATCTGCCATCACTTCACGCTCTCAATCTTGGGAACCCATGAACCCTCGGCATTGAGCACAAACCAATGTGTTTTGCATTGTTCGCCTGAATTGATCGTTTTGGGGCATCCCATTCCAAAATACGCCTTGCCATTTTTTTCGCCTTCAATGGTTTTTCTATCGCCATGTATGCAATGCCATGCATCCAATATCGGTGCAACGCTTTCATCGATGGGTTCGGATAATGGTGCGGCCCATGGATCGTATTGCTCACGTTCGGTTTTTGGCGTTGGCAATGCTTGCACTGCAACGGTTTCGGCCTGTTTTGGCACGTTCACACGAGCCTTGACTTCCTCCATGCTTGCAATTTTCTTTGATGGAATACCCAACGCAATGGCGCAACGGCCCCACGCGCTTGTTTCGGCGTTCATCAATTCGCTTCCCTTTGTGTATGGGGTGCGCCCGGGGACTTCCTCCCAAGCGCAAGCAATCGCCGGGCATGTGTCAAACGGGTCACGATATAACGCGGCGGTGTACACAACAAACGTTGTGCCAGCCACCTCAATAATTTTGTATGGCTCAGCTGGATTGGATGGCTGAAATACTGCATCCGGGTATTTTTCTTTAACCAAACGGATACGTTCGGCAACATCTACATAGTCATCCATTGCAAAACTCATTTTGAATCCTCTCTAGTCATCTCACGGCGTCCAACGGATTTGCCTAAATCAAATCCCGTGCGGTGTCCTCGATCCATTCCCGCTTCCAGTCCTACCAAGTAACCGCTGTACATGATGCCGCCTAGGAATCCCCAAACGATTGCAACCACTACCCACTCGGGCAATGATGAAATGAACGCGCTCATGACTTGTCCTGCCCATGCTCAATTTTCCAAAACGCTTGCACGGTTTTGTCCATGTCGAAACGGAATTGACCGCCCAACGGTTTCATTGCTTGGATTTTGCCATCGCGTACCATGCGGCGCAATGTGCCGGATGAAATCTCCAGCATCTTGGCCATTTCGGTTGTGCTTAGCCATGTTGGTTGCATCATGAGTTGTTTCCAACTTTCAATGCAGGGTTGAGTTTTTGTCTAAAACGAATCTCAACCGCGCCCGTACTGCGCCCCAAGATTTCTGCAATTCCTTTGAATGAATCCCCACAATGCCAACGAAACAACAACAAATCATCTTGTTCTTGTGTCCATTTTTCATTGCTGTTTTTGCGATTTTCAGGGTTCCAACGGTGTTTTTTTGTGTGAATCCTGCGGCCAATTGTTCTTTGAGTTTGTGGGTCAACATTAGGGGTTACTGTTTTTTTGTATTTTTCCAGTAATAATTCAAGCAACAACTCCTTTTCAGCGTTCATGAGTTGTCCCACGATCCAGCAAAATCGGTTAGAATAACAATTTGGCTAGTGGCTGAATCCCACAAACCTTGATGCAATTCGGCCACGGATTTCAAATACGCCGCGCACAATAGGTATTCGCTGTATGTAGTGCACCAAAATGCAAATGCCCAACTGTAATCGATGTCGGTTTGCTCAATCAATGGCTCAAAACGATGTTCAAATTCCCCGTTTTTTTCTGCCCAATCTGTACCAGCCCAACGCATTTGCGCATTGGTCAAGCGGTCAAAATCATCAGCTGTAATTTCTAGCGTGACTTTCATGTGAGGCCCTTTCCTAAGTATCACCAAACGGTGATGGCATTAGGATACACAACATGCACGACATGGACAATATGAACGGCGGCGTGTCTAGTTTTCTGTCATAAGCGCATAAATGTGATCGATGCGCTTTTCCAGCCTGTTCACCTGTTCTTTCAGGCTTGCACCGTTGGCCGTTGGCCCAATTTCATTCATTATTGAGCGCACAATAAACTTAACCCCTGCGTAGAACCCAGACAGGATGGCCATAATACCTACAACCATGGCCACCCATGTCTGAGCCTCCATGCTATTTTTTGCCTAGGGTGATGGCTGAATCTTTGGGGTCAATGGCACGCCATATCGGTCCAACCAATCCAGCGATTAGGGCGTTCATCAGTGTTTTTGGGTCTGTAATGCCTGACATGTACAACGCGGCAACGGAGGCCAACGCCGCCCGAACATAAGACAATCCCGCGGCTTTCAACTTTGGGTTCATTTGTGTGCTCCATTCAGTTTTTCAATCAATGCGGCCGCCTTGGTCGCATCAATAGCAATCTCAAAATGCATTTCATCCTTGCGGTTTTTGTAATCCCCGCCCCAAATGCATCCGTATTTTTTGGCTAGGGCACGGATCATGGGAACCTTCTTGGCATCAAATGTTCCAACCTTGCCCAATGGGTGCAATGAGGCGTTCAAATCAATGGCCGTGCCACTGGCATGATTGCTCCACACCTTCTCATCGCCGCGAATCATGCGATGCGCGTAGCCCCAATCATCGGGTTGGCCACCATCGATGACCTCAATGTATTTGTGGAATTCTTTAGCTAAGCCAACCAACAATGGGGCAACGGCTTCGGCGCATCGCAATGTAATCCCTGTCCCGGCAACCTCAAATGACTTGATGCCAATGTCATGATTTTGAAATATCGGCCAACCGTTTTGTGATTTCATTATGTACCACTTGCAACAATTGTCCAGCCCAGTGAAAAATCCAAAACCAATAATGCCCATGCGCCGGATGTTGCCGGCAAAATTGCCGTTGTTGCCGCACCGCCTGTTTTCTGCACAACGTTAGCGGTTGCGCTCACAACGGTGAACGCGGCACGGTTTGTAATGAGTAAGGTTCGCCCAATATTGGCTGAACCTGTTGTGACAACGCCCGCGGGCAATGTCACCGTAATGATGGCGGTTCCAGTACAAATAATGCAATTTTCGGCCGCGGCCAATGTAAATGATGCGGTTTTGGCTGTTGTTCCTACTCCAAATGGTGCAACTGATTTGGAAAAATACGAAACACCGCCCGAACCGCCATTTGTTGTTATGACGTTTGATGCCTGTGAATTGACCAACAAATCACCCGCTGAAGAAACATACAAAACGGCGTTGCCTGACGGTGTTGTTCCGCTAATAACTGGCAATGACAATGTTTTGTTGCTTAGGGTTTGGGTTCCTGCCAACGTGACATTTGAGCCCTCCGCTGTAAAAATTGAAACGCCGGTGGAGGTAAAATACAAAATGCCGTTGTCGTATTGGTTTAATGCCAAAGAATTTGACGATGATACGGTTGCCGTTCCGGGGGTTACGGTGCAGACACCCACCCCAATGTTTAGAATTTTGAGAGTGTCACCAGCTGTGAACAATGCGGTGTTGACCGTGATTGTTGTTGCACCAGCGTTGTTCATGGTGATTGTTGTGCCAGCATCAGCGGCAACTAGGGTGTATGAGGCCGTTTTTGCGCTCACCGTTTGATTGTAGTCATTTGCCTGCAACGTGGTCATTTCCGCGGCGGTTAGCACTTGCCCCGCCGTGTATGTTTGTTTTGCCATTTTTGCTCCTTAGTAGGTTAAAACGCCTGTGTCTAGTATGCCGTACAACGTGGAATCAAGGATGAACCCATCAATGATTGGTTCTAGTGTCTGCAACGTCACGCGCCATTTGTTCGGGCTGATATCCATTGCAACCCCAAACACTTGCAATGTTTTGGTGATCGATGTTGAACCCGGCATTGCCGTGGTAATTGTTACCGGGTCGAAATAGTCCAAACCTAGCGCGGCCTCAGTGCCTCCATCGCCTAGCGTGTACAT